GCGCCGTTCAGCTGGCTGCTGGCCTTGATCTTGATGCCGACACGGCGCTGGCCGGTGTAGTCGGCGCCGTCGTACTGATGGGTACGCAGCTGGGCCAGGGCGAACTGGCTTTTCTGGCGGCTGCTATCCACATCGCCGCTGGTCTTGCGGATGCGCACTTCGTACTGGCCGCGGCCAACCTGCAGAAAGTGGCTGGCACGCACCACGTTGACCGAGTCGCCATTCAGCAAGAAGCTACCGGCACCAAACGCAGACCAGTCCGCCGCGCCGACGATGCGGTATTGCACTTCGTAGCCGATAGCCTGGCTATCTACACCGCCATCGTCCCGGGCGTAGTACGCCACGCCCTGGATATCCACGCTGATGCCGATGCAGTCCGCGCTGGTCGTGCGGCTGATCCAGCCATCGGCCTGGGCGACCTCGCGGCCACTTTCCGTATCCACGTTGCCGAACCCTGCCGGCAGCTGGCCGTCGGCGCCGGCGTGGTAGACGGTAACGCCCTGGTAGTCGCTTAGCGGGGTATCGCCCAGCTTGAAATCACCCAGTTGCAGATCGGACTGCAAGCCGAAGTGGAAGCTTTGCAGCAGGTACTGGTCTTGCCCTTCGAAAACCGTATACGGCTGGCCGGCCAGGTCCGGCACGATACGGTGCTTGCCCAGCACCAGCGGCATGGGCTCGAACTGGCGGATGCGGTTACGGGCACCAGTGAGGCTGTAGGTGGGCGACTGCTCTACGCTGCCGCTACTGCCCAGCGTGCCAGCCGAGGCAGTCGGCGGCGGCAATACGGCGTTAACCAGCATGCTGCCGGCAATCATGATGCCGGCTTGAGCGGCTGCATACATCATCGTGCCACTGGCCGCACCGGTCAGCGCACCAGCCATGGGGCCAGCTGCCACGGCAATAGCCACCAGCGCCACGGTGCGCAGCACTTTGCCAGATCCACCGCCGCCACCGCCGCGTACCACGGCGCGAATCAGGATCTGGTCGCCCTTGCGCAGGCGGTATTTTGCCCAGGCTTCGCCCAGCGCGCGGCCATTCACCAGAATGGAGTGCGGGTGGGTATCCACCTCAATGCCAAGGCGGCGCACGTAGCCGCCCAGCGTTTCGTTGCGCTTGGGTGGCTCGGTGTAGACCTGCCGGCCATCGGTGGTAAGCGGGTGCGGCAGGTAGGCTGCTCGCACTGCTTGTGGCAGCGTCATTTCCATTTGTAAAACCCCTCGATTACGCACTCATCAACAAAATGCACATCACCACGCTGGCGCAGCGGCTGGCGGATGACCTCGCCAAAGCCGTCGTCAGCATGCAGTACGTACCAGCACCCGCCCATGTCGCACATGACGCCGATGTGCTGTAGGCGGCCACGTGCCAGCATCAGCACGGGGTGCCCGTCTAGCGGTGCCGCTACGCGCTCTGCCAAGTCGTCGCGGTGGGCGCGTATCTGCCGGCTGCGGGCAAATGGCTGGCGTGCCGGCACAGCTGGCATCCACACAGCCATCCCAAGTATGTCCATCGCCACGGCCTGGGCCAGCGTCCCGCAGTGGGCACTGTCGGGCTCGTACTCCCGCCCCATGTAAGCATCAGACCAGTGCGCCATCAGAAGCACCCCGGCGCGGTTTCTGGCCGGTAGCTGATAGCCACGGCCTGCAGGTTGAGGAAATCGACGTAGCCCAGTGTGGCGGTGATGGCCGTCTGCGACACCTCGATGCCGGACATGTCCAGCGTGATGTCGTACTCGATGACCGCAGGCTGGCTACGCAGCAGCTGCATGACGCGGCACTGCGCGCCAATACCACCACGCGACAGCTCGATCCACTGCACCAGCTCGCGGCCGATGTTGTCGACGGTCAACTGCGCTTGCGGTACTCGGCCTTCGCTTTCTTCCGGCAGCTGGATATCGAAGGCGCACGCTATAAACAGATGGCCTTCTACCGTAATGTCCTGCGTGTCACACACCACACGGGCTGGCTCGGCCAAGTTGGGATCAGTGATTTCCAGCAGGGTCAGCAGCGGCTCGGTGGCGCTGGTGGCATTCAGGTTCAGCCGGGCAGCATTCGACAGGTTGCGGGGCATATCAGGCTCCAGAAAAGCAGAAGCCCCGCACTGGGCGGGGCTATCCGATGGTTTCGAGTGTGGCGGCGCATGACCACTTGTTTCGCTGGCGCAATCGCCAGGTTGTCTTATCTGCAAAGCGGATACGCATCACACGGCCGAACAAGGTGGCCATGAACCAGCCACTACCGCCAGACAGGTCGTGGCGATACCAGCTATCAAAGGCATCCTTGTTGGCCTCGCCATCCACCAGCAAGGAAACTGAGCGCGACGTGACCCCAATACTTCGGGTTGGCCGCTGCTTGGGGATACCTCCGTCCATCTCTGTACGCTTGATGCCGAAATCTGGCGTCTCTGCGTACCCTTCCAGCTCAAGCAAAACAAAATCTGGCAAAACAGGAAGTGCCATTACATACGCTCCAAGCTCTGGCGTATCGGTCCGCCGCGTTTCAGATCTTCCAGCACAACCCCAATTACCCACTGCTTGCCATCAAATTTTGGCTGGCTGGCAGTAGCACCAACAGGCTGGCTAGACTGGTTGATCACATTCACCTGCACAATCGGGGCTGATGCGCTATTAGCCCCAGGGCTAGGTCATCCGAAGTCAGCACTTCTTCGCCACGCATCAACACTGCCGGCACTTCCCCCGGCTTCAAGCCGGCGATGCCACCAACGTGATAGCGGGGCGCACCGGCAAAGACGGCGGGATCAACTGTGGTCGTCTGCTTGAATGGGGCACCCACGACGCCACCGACGTGCATGGTGCCAATGACAGACGGGCCAATCATTTCCAACGCGCTGGTAGCGACGCCTGCGATAGCTTTCTGCATCTGGATGCGGACGATTTGTCGGATCACGTCATTGGCAAAGTCCTGCCAACCGAGCTTGCCCGTCATGAAGAACTCGGTAAGGGAATCGGTCATGCCATCGGCCATCGCAGAGAAAACTTGCTTGGACTGGCTGGCCGCGTCATTCGCCGCATCAACGTAGTCAGCAAATGCCTCACTGGCACCGGCCTCCCAGCTGCGGCTGGCTTCACGGTTGGCATCGTACTGAGCCATCAGCTCAGCATGTGCCGCAGTTCCTGCAACCACTCCGTCCTGCTCGATTTTCAGCGCGTACACCAAGCGTTCACGCTGAGCTGCACCAAGACCAATGACATCAAACTGACGCTGCAGCTCAATATTGCTGGCCCTTACAGCCTCCGTGTATTTCTGCCAGGCCTCATACTGCGCATCCTGCGGCGCCCTCGCCTGCATTACAGCCTTACCCAGCTCGGTCTGGGTATAGATCAGGTTTTCCACCGCATCACGGTACTGCTCAACGGTCAGATCACCCGCCTGATACATAGTGTTCAGCCGCGACAGCTCGTTGTTGTAGTTGGCACTGATGCCCGCCACCTGATTGATGGTATCGCCCAGGTCTTCCAGATACCGGCGGCGCTCTTCGGCTGCCCGCTTGGCGGCAGCCTCTGCAGACTTGTCTGTCTTGTCCTTGCCGTTGCTGACTGCAGCGGTCTCATGCCCCTGCCACTTTGCAATCCACGAGTCCGTGTTTTGCATCTGCCGGGCTTCCAGATCAGACTTGGCTTTCTGCGCATCGATCAGCGCACCGCGCAGCTGCTCACGATCCTGGACGAGCGCAGCGCGCTCCGAACTGGACAGCGCGACCTGCACCGGGCCCCAACCACCTCCGGCGTTGATCGTTTTCTTTCCGCTATTCAGCCGGTTATCGATGGCGCCCATTTGGGTCTGCAGATTCTTGATCTCGTCGTTAATGACCCGCATCGGCGCACCGCCGGCATTATTCTGCGCCTTCTGAATACGCTTGGCCGCATTCTCACTAATCGCGGCAGCATTACCAGCAGCCTCAGCGATATCATCCCAGTACGCCACGACCAGCGAAGCAGCGGCGATAAAGACTCCGAACGGCCCACCCATGCCGGCGTAAATCGCACTGGCGCCACGGGCTGCAGCGGCTCCCGCACTGATGGCGACACTGGCATTGCGCTGCGCGATGGCATGCGCCTCTACCGCAACGGTAAGCCGTGCTTCAGCGGCAGCCATCGCCGCGGCGTTCGCGGTATATATTCCTGCCGCCCGCGCCCTAGCCATTTGGGCTTCGGCTGCGGCCAACTCTGCCCGGCTGCTTTCCAGCGTTGCCACCGCCCCGGCGCGGCTGGCCGCTGCAGATTGCAGCAGCGGGCCGATTACCCGACCAAGCACGATGGCACCCAGCGCGGTGCCGGCTACCTTGGCGGCGTCGATGTTTTCGGCCAGCAGTTGCATACCGCTGGATGCCGTCTTGGCACCCGACACCATGGCATCTGCCAGGCCATTCTGGTTGATGGTGCGTGCCAGATTCCCCCAGCTGTCACCCAGGTTACTGATGGCACCATCCAGCGTTTCCATGCGCTTGGTAGCCGCCCCGGCAAACTGGTTGTCACCGATGGCTCTAAGATACCGCTCTACCTCAGTGGCATTATTACCTATTACGCTGGTCACCCCCTGAAAGGTCATTGCGACGGAATTACCATCCTGCTTGGCTTTAATACCGAATTCGGCCAACCTCTCAAACTGTCCAGTCACAGCATCTGCGATAGCCTCGATGAACTGCTCAAGATTTTTACCCAGCGCTGCAGAGGTGTTCGCATAGCTGATGATTGCTTCTTCAGTCGGCCGCAAACCAAAGTTTTTCAATTTAACGAAAGCGCCGACCACTTCATCCAGCGTGGCGGGCAACTGCGTGGACAGCTGCGCCAGGCGCGCAAACTGGATCTCGCTGGCCTGCGCGCTACCGGTGGCCACTTCCAGTTGCACCGACAGAATACCGAACTGCCGCTCGGCCTCGATCAACTGGTGCACCATCGTGGCACCGGCCACAGCCTGGACCACGCCTGCCAGCGCCTGAGCCTTGCCATGTAGGCCGGTCATTTCATTGCCGACATCCTTGACGCCACGCTCGACCCGTTCGATAGAGTCATCCAGGCGATCTACAGCACCGATCATTGCCTTGGTCCCAGACTCGAAGGTGTTACGCGCTTGCTGGATATCGCGGCCAAGGTTGGCCATACCGGCGCGGATATCAACGACAAGGGACTGGGTAGCCATAGGCATGTACCAAAGAAAAAGCCCCGTTTCCGGGGCTGTGGGTTGCTATCACTTTTAATCAGGCTGCCATTGTGCTTTATCGCACTTAGACTGAACCACCTCTTTTGACGCTCCATCACGATTGCTCAGCATGGCTATATGACAACCAGAAGCATCACGCATGAAAGAGTATTCAGCAATCTTCGGCACGGGACACTTCTGCGATTGCATCACACTAAAGATGTACTGCTTTCGCTGCAGCAGATTCCCTATCTGCAACAGCCGGTTAGTCTCACGCACCGCGCTGTTATCACCGACACCACTGACTTTCACGTCATCAACAGACTTGTCGATCTCAACCAGCTTTTGCGCCAGAACATCGCAAGTCTCGGCAAATGCACTACCAGAAATCAGAAGTGCCGATGCAAGAACAACCACTTTGAACGACATTGAAATACCCCAATCATTGAACAGGCAGGAAAGCATACTACCTATCATGACTAGGGCATAGCCGTCACATCAGCCCCGGAATACTTCCAGCGTTGCCCGTTCCATCACCTGCAGCTGGCGCACCAGTACCTTGCGCTCTGCCTCTGCGATACAGAACACATCACGCAGCGCGGCGATGACCGCAGACCAATCCAGGCCGACAGCGACGCCCGTGCTACCGGCGCGCCGCCACCAACTGCCTACCGTCAACCAGACCTCAACAGCCTGCAGGTTGCAACGGTAGACCGCTATATCACCCTCATGCCCCAGCGCCAGATGGCGGGCAACGCTAATCAGTTTTTTACCGGGCCTTTGGTATGCACCTGGTGCACCACAGACCACAGCGCGCGCGAAATGGCGACACCATGCGGCGTCTGCAGCACGCTTTCCAGCGCAGCCTGGCTGAACTCGATGGCAGTGCCATCCGGCCGGACAACACCGTCCCAGCCATCCAGGAAGTACTGCAGCTGGCCCGCGCTGTTACGCAGCACTTCAGCCACGGCACCATCCAGCTGCACGACAGCGTGCTGGTCGTAATCTGCCGGCGGCAGCAAACGGAAACGAGCCTTGAATTCAGACTCGACCGGGACACCGCCGTCACCATGCACCA